GATACCAAGATTTTCTTCATCTGAAAGAAAAATCTTGTTCTGCTTCATTTCACCTGTCACCTTTTCAATCTGTTCATCAGAAAGACCCTGTGATTTCAAAATTTCCTGTAATGTCATTGTTCCATTTCTTCCTTTCATACAATTTTTACATGTTATGTCATGTTTTATTTGAAGTGGGTGTTTTACATCACCCCTGATGTTGCTTTGGCATACAAAAAGAACAGTTTATTGTCTTATTCAGGACAAATGAATCAACCACCGACTGCATTAAAGTATGCATCCTTGAATGCTTGATAGTTCTTTTCTTTAAATTCCACCAAAAGACCTGATTCATTGTCCATCTTGGTTGCATCATAGTCATCCATATTCCAAGATGCCCTTTGTAAAATGCAACACCGACAATTGCAGTCTTCTGATGGGTCACCAAAACCGCCTGCATATAATGCCCTTGCACCTGTTGACGGAATGACAAATTCTTCATCAACTCCAACTGTCTGTCCATCAAGCTCCCTGTGGGTGTCCCTTGTGTTTCCGTCCAAGGTTGCATCCCACTGTTTCACTATTGATGCACCGACATTCACCGCTTTGTGCATTGCATCAAGTGCAGATTGATTTTGAATTCTGTGACCTTCTGTTCTGATTATTCGCAAGGATTTTGAATAATCACCATTGACCATCCATTGAAGATTTCCTGCAATCCTTTCATAAGAAAGACCGCTTGAAATTCCCCTTGCAATTTCATCTGATATTTTCTTCTTTAACTCATTTACATTTACCCCCATTCTTGCATATAAGCCTTGACTGACCTTTGAATCAAGCTTGACCGCCTTGACTGCTTGATTTTGGTCAATAGGGAATGCCAGTGGAATCCCCTGCCCTTGCAGGTCATACATTGCACCAACAAAACCTTCTTTATAGCATCCATTCAAATATGCCTGAATAGTCTGATAATTATTAGACCGCATTTTGTCAAGGATGCTTGAAATCTGTGTCCTAAGTGACAGTTGATATTGCAGTTGGTATATTTTCGCCTGTGTCATTTCCCCTGATTGTAAAATTTTGATTCTGTCATTGATTTCTGCAAGTGCCTTGGAATATTCGTGTTTCAATTCCCTGATGACCGCTTTTTCATCCTTCACAAACTGTTTTTGAACCGTCAATTGTCTTTTATTCATCACTGCCACCGCCTGAATCATCAGGTGTCATCTGATTCAGCATCTGTTCAGCCTGTTCTGTTGCATCCTGTTCCTGAACCTTCATCTTTACATCTTCAAAATCAAGTCCCAAGATTTCACAGATTGCTTGCAGGACTGTTTCATTGTCCAACATCTGTGCAACATTCAGGATGCTGTTCAGCTTGACCTGTTGGGTTTCCGCATCTGTCTTTTCAATCACCGCATTGTCAGAAGCATTGGTCATGACTTCTCTTTCAAAATCAAACCAAACATCCTTCATCTGATAATCAGTTCCATCAATCCTGTTGATTTCAGCAATGACAACTTTCAGGATTTTTTTCAGGAACTGTTTCAGCCTGATTTCAAGCTTATTGCACTTCAAGTCGAGAAGTGCATATCTTGACTTGATGACAACATTGGTCACATTTCCGTCACCAAGCTGTGCAGAATTGAACCCCATTCCAAATCTATAAATGTTCTTTTCATCTTCCTGCATTTTGGTCAGTCTTGCCTGATATGGAATGTCAACAGTATGGACTTCCACACCGCCTTCATCACCAACACCAATCATCTTCTTTGTTTTCAAGTTCTGTTGCAGTTCTTCAAGGTTGTCACCCTGAAAGCCTTTGACAACATACAGTGGGTGGTCAAAGTCTGCAAGGTTATTGGAAAGACCGCAAGACATCATATCATAATCATCAATCAGTGACTTGATAGGCTTCAATCCTGACCACTGTTTCTTGCTGTTGTCCAATCTGAAAAATGGAATGAAACCAAAATTTTCATAATAAATTGCATCATCACCGTCTTTGTGATAGGTGATGTGTGGTCTTGGATTCAATTTTTCCTTCTCATCAAGAATCAGCTTCCCTTCTTCTTCCTGAACATAAAAGGTTGTCTGCATTGAATCCCACACTTGGATTCTTTTGATAGCCTTGTTTTCCTTTGCAATCCTGTCAACATACCAATATATGACATATTCACAACCATCATCTGTGTCCTTTGCCCTGACTTCAACAACACCCATTGAATCAGCATGTTGGAAAGCAATTCTTCCTTCTGCATTCATATATGCATACATATAATCAAAACCCTTGCTGACCGCACCTGTCAGGACATCATTCAATTCAGATGTGAAGTCATCATCAAAGTATTCATCAAGTCTTTCCTGCAATTCAGGAATGTCTGTCTTGATGAATCCATCTTTTCCTGAAAGCATATACTGAACACATTGGTCAACCAATTCTGTGAAAAATGGGTGTGCAATCTTCACATTGCTTCTTGTGGTGTCTTCCACCAACTTTCCATCTGCATTATAATAAAACACCCTATATTGCAGGATGTCATGTTCGGCTTCATAATATTTCTGACCTATTTCTGCAAGGTGTTTTTTTGTGGAAACTTTGTCTTCGTTTATAAATTGCAGGATTTCACTTTCTTTTAACATGCACCCACCCTTTTCTTTACAATCTCATAAATAAATTCATCATGCCAATTCCCCTTGCTGTCCCTGCACATATCATGCAGGACAACCCTGTTTCCATGATGCTTATAGCAGAATCGGTCATAATGCTTCTGAACTGGGTTTCCACCAATCATCTTCCATTCTACCCTGTGGTATTGCTTCACAAGCTCTTCCATTTTCTCGAATAAGTCTTTTCCAATTAAAAAATTTCCCTTGTCAAAACTGTAAAGACCAAAATTATAAACACAATCATTTATTGTATCAACACGATATGCAAGATAACCGATTAATTTTTCCTTACTGTCTACCATTGCATATCTGTATACATTATCTTCTGCTTCGATTTCAGGCAGGCTATTGCTGTGTGCATATCCGCTGTAATAAAAATATCTCTCTGAATATAATTCCTTTGCAAATGCCGTTTTAAGTTCTTGTTCGTATAGGATTGCAGGAACTAACATAATTCTCACCGCCTTTGTATCAATATATTGTTGTTTTCTCAAAACATATCCACAAGATATTGTGTATTCTGTGGATAATTAATTCTTCCTGTCATCATTATCATTCCATCTGCTGTAACCATCATCTATCCATACCGCCAGCATCCCAACATAAGCCAAAAGACCTGAGCCTAGAAATATTATTACTGCAATCATTAATATTGTTAATACTATATCCATGCCAATCTCCTTTTCTTTTAATATATCCACTTGTTACCAAGGATGTATTTTTCCAAAGCGTAACGCATTGCATCCATTAAATGGTTGAAATCATCAATTGGGACATTCAGCTTCTTTCCAAACTTATCAACATCCCAAGTGTAGTTGCTGATTTCCGTCAGGAAGTTCACACACCTTGGATGCACTATGATTTCAAGTTCCTGAATCCATTGGATGTCGTTATTGACTGAATCCTTTCCCTTCTTCGCACCTGTGACATGAAGGTGGAAGGTGTTCAGTTCATCAATGGACTTAGGTTCAGCACAGTCCGCTGTGATTCTTTCCTTCCTGAATCCCATTTCTTCAACCTTGGTTGCAATAGCCTTGTTTGACAGTCCCTTTTCATAGAATTCATCAAACACATAAAGTCTTTTGTTTTCAAGGTCAAGCATCCCACAGAAGAATGCAGAAGGGTCATTGGTATATCCAAAGTCAAGACCAAATGCAGGTTTCAAGTTGTCCTTGATGACACCTGTCTGACCTTCATCAGCTTCTTTCTTTGTGATGAACCTGAAATCTTCTTCCTTCCAATTCTCAAAAACCAGACCTTCAACGATTCCCCAACCGCCAAGACCTGCAACTGCATATCTTCTTGGGTTGTTCTTTCTCATTCGCTCAAACAGGTTCAGGTCATTCTTGTCCAACCATTCATTGCATAGATAGTTGGTTGTGATTGCAAGGACATCTTCATCAGGTGTGTCAAAGAACCGCTTCTTCAACCAATGTCTTTCATTCCAAGGGTTGAATGTCAGTGTCACCTGCTTGAACAATGGTTCAGGACATTCGCCCCTTATTGATTCATCAAGCATGTCAAAATCAGATTCCTTCATGATTTCATATGCTTCTTCAATCCACATCCAACACAGACACCCAACATCAACTGTGATTGATGTGACTTTCAATGGGTCATCAAGACCCCTGAAATATATCTTCTGACCTGTGGGAACATAGGTTGCTTCAAGCGGTGACTCCTTGAATTCCCATAGGTGGTCAACATGCAGTCTGTGAACCGCCCATTTCAATTCAGTGAAGCAGGAATCCTTCAAGGTTCTGAAAGTCTTTCTGACAACCAAAGTATTTGCATCTTTATATAGCATCATATTTGTTATGAACCAAAGTGCAGTTGTCTTTGATTTCTTGGATGCACGACTTCCTTTTACAACTCTGTATCTGCCTTTATAATTCCAAAATTGTCTGTAACCCTTGCCGATTATTGCAGGAAGATGAATTTTTATACATTCATTGTTTCCCATCATTGTTCACTTCCTTAAATTTTGGACAATTCCTGTGCAGACATCTGTGTGTGTCAATCAAACCTTGTGTCAAATATGCACCATGATATTTGCAGAATCCTTTAGGATAGAATGAATAATTTCCGTCAATCAGAAGAGCCTTTTCTTCTGCCTTTGGTGGTCTGTTCTTCAATCGTTCCTTCTTTCTTCTGCATTGTGCAATCCTGTTTCCTTTTCCCTTGTGTTTATTCTTATTCTTCAAGGTCATTCAACCCCTCAAAGACAACAGGAAGGTTCACATCAACATTCAGTTTATCATTCCACATTCCAAGATGTTTCCCCAAAAGCTCCAGAGCTTTTATCTTTGGTGCAAGTTTGACTTCTCTTTCTCTGCTTCCACCAAATTGATTGTCAGAATCTTTTACCTTCACTGATTCTATACACGCAAGGTCATCATCAGATGCATCCCTTCTGATTTCACCATCTCCATCAACAACATCTGTAATTTTGACAAAAGCAATTCTTGCAAGTTCCTGAATCACCCTGTCTTGATTGATTCCTGTCCTTTTTGACCTTTCAGCCATTTGTATTTCAATAGATTCCTGAACTCTAGTTTTCCCTAGTAATTCAGAACCTATCTTGTCAGCGTTTTTTACTGAATATCCTGCTCTGATGCAAGCCTGTGTTGCATTTAGGTCAATCAAATATTCTTCAACAAACCTTTGCTGTTTATCAGTCAGTTTTCTTGCCATCCTGCAACCCCCTTTCATCAGATTTTGGACAACAAAAAAGGACACCTGCAAAGATGTCCTGCTTTTACAAGTCTAGTATAACACTATGTGTTATATTCTGTCTAGTCCACTACTGTCCACTATTGTCTGTATTTCATCCAATCCTTTGTTATTCAGCTCATGCACCCATGAATAAGAAAATTCCAGTCTTTCAGAAATTTCAATCCATTTGTATTCCTGAATATAATGCATATATAATACTTCGTAAATATCAGGATTTGACACATTTTCAATAACATCAATGACTTCCTGTTTCTTTTCATCAAGTTTTTGGATGGTTTCTCTTAGTTCCTGTTCTTTTGCCACTGCATCCACAACATATTTTGAAAAACTTTCAAGATTTTTTGATGCCTTGACTAGTTCTGTTTCCATAGATGCCGAACTTGTATTTTCACTTTTCAATTTCAGATTCTCAATATCCTGTTGCAACCGTCTGATTTTGCGGTTCAAAAACCTGACTTGCATTAAATAATCTTTTGCCTTCATCATTGCATCAACCCTTTCATTTTAAGTGCGGTACATGGTGAAACAAAGCACCATGTAGTGATATAAACCTAGTAAAATCAAGGCTTTCAATCGGTTTTGGGTTCGAGGTTCAAGCAGTTCTATAC